AAGTAGACCTTTGTGCAACTTCCATGTTGCCATTTATAATCATGTTACGCTTACCCAAATCACCTGCTTCAGATGCTGTAGCTAAATCTGCGAATGTTCTTGCTCTGCTCATCTACGCTTCCTCCAACGCTTTCACTTTGGCTTCTAATGTTTCTATTCTTACCATTGCTTCCTGTAAGGCTTTAACTGCTTTCATGTACAATACTGAATATCCAATAGATTTAACTTTTGACTTTATTTCTTTAACATCACCAATTTGTTTACCCTCTGGGATTGTATCTCCATCTTCATACAAAGTACCAAATTCAGAACTCATTTTAATATCTTCAGACGTAGGATTTGATTCTCTTATTATATTTGGACAGACAGTTTCTACTTCTTGAGCAACAACACCTATTTGCGACCATGCTTTGTCACCATATTGTGCAACATCATCTTTTCTTTTAAAGTTTCTAACTTTGATATTTTTTATATCATTCCATTGAGAGTTTGAATCTACAATATCTTGTTTAATTCTTTCATCAGATATAGCACCATAAGAGTTATCGTGATTTCTAACGTCACCATCATTAAAAACATAAAATCTAGTAGTAGTACCATCAACAAAATAAAAAGCGTATTGGTCTTGATCGTCTGGTGATCCGTCATAAACTACTGCTAATCCTGCAGGATAACTTCCTGTACTTTTGTTGTGTATTAAACCCGCTAATAAATTATCTGTGCTACTATAGGCTTCAAATGCTCTGTTTGTGTAAGCAGGAGCAGTACGACCAGATTGATGATACCCTAGCATCAAACAGCCTTCATTGTGCAATCTCATATAATTTGTTCTAGAACTGCCAGTTCCAGCCGCAAATTTTAAAGAAGTGCCACCTGCAGAATTATCGTAATCAGCTATAATTGCGGCAGAGTTACCTTGTCCATTGCCATCATTTGTGTAAAAATAAACTCCACCACCTTCATCACCTGCAACTACACCAGAGTTCATATCTTTTAAAACTAATGATGGAGAGTTGCCAGAACCACCGACATCTACTCCATTTGCTGTGGTTGCAAATTTTATAACATTGTTATGATAAAGTTCTACAGCACCATCATCAATAAATTTTGCTAATGTTTCACCACTACCATCTATATTTAAAGTGCCACCAACTGTAATATGACCATCTGTTCCATCCCAATGCACAGACAAATCACTACCTGTACCAAACACAGCTTTAGCACTGTCAGCAAACTCTAGTGCATCATCTGATTTATCCCATACGACATTATAATTAGCACCAGTAAAAGTTACGTCATCATTGTTTGTTACTGTGCCATCAAATGTAACATTCCCACTAAACGTACCACCACTTGTAGCACTTACCATGTCAGCAACAGTAAATACATCATAGACCACCACAGTTACTTCATCATTTGTATTTAAGGCTGATAGACCTGCTATTGTTCCTGCCGTGCTTGTGTTATAATCTGTTGTTGGTTTTAGCAAAACACCATTGAGATATACGTCAACATATGCACCATCTGTAAATGTTAGAGTAGCTCCATTGGCATCTGCTCCAGATACGGATGTGTCACCACTTGAAGCTAGGTATATAAATCTATTTCTTACTCCAAATCCGTCTGTTGATCTTCCTATGTATGGCATATTACCTCACTAACCATTCTTCAACTGTATCAGATATATCTCTCATCTTAATCCATCTATCTCCTGTAGGTTGTCCTTTTAGCATACGCAATTTACCCATCATACCAACATAAGACCATTCTTTTCTATCTTCTCTACGTTCATATGTTTTAGATTTATCGTAGTCTGGATTCAATGTTCTAACTTTAATTGGTATTTTCTTTGCATCACTAGGCACAGTTACGTCACTAGGAATATAATCTTTTTGGAATGAATATTTTACATCTTCTTTATTTGTACCACCTCTGTCTTCTTTAACTGTCCATTCAACTTGTTCAGAGTCTTTAAATATATACTTTCCAAAATCATCTTTAAGGTATGTTCCTTGCCAATATTCACCATCTGCATCACCAACAACAGAGGGATTAACTGATATAACACCTATAATATTAGATGTGTTGTCGCTACTTGTAGCTTTTCGTATTTTATTTCCATCTAATACAACTGAATAACCTACTCTATTTTCATCAGAAGTATTACCATCTTTCCACTCAAAAAATTCTGCATAGTCAGCACCACCAGAATTAAAATTACCATCTGCATATACTTGACCATCAACTCTTACATAAAACTCTAAATCAGCAGAACCTCCGGGATTACTACTGTAACAAGATATAAACTTTGCATTTGTGGTGCTATCTGATGCTGGTATATTAAATTGACTTAATCTTGATGCATAGCTTGAATGAAAAGCTGTTACATTAAAACAAAGTTCATTTGATTGGTTAGTAGCAAAATCGTGATACAAACCTGCATTACCACCATAATAAGCTGAAGTGTTAGTACCATTAACTTTTAAATAACCACTTGAGTTTAGTCTCATCTTTTCAACAGCGTCACCGATACTAAAAAACATATCTTCATCTTTAACGCCAATAGCAGGTGAAAGAGATGTATTACTTGCTTTGAAAGCTATAAATGCAGAGGTAGAATTGTTTGCTTCAAATCTTGCAACTCTTTGACCAGAAGATTCGTACACATGAAGTGCATCTGATGGTGTTGTACCAATTCCTACTTTACCATTATCACCATCAACTTCTAAAACAGAAGAAGCAGAAGAGTTCATAGCTCTACTTAATGAGAGATAACGACTATCACTATTTGCTCTTTGAAATCCCCATCTACCATCAGCACCAAATCTCATAATGTCTGTAGTAGTGCCTGTATCTATGTGTAATGGAGCAGATGGACTTGCTTCACCAATACCAACTCTATTATTACTACTATCTACTTTTAATGTATTAGTATCTACAGTTAAATCGCCACTAAACGTACCAGTAGTTCCTGAAACACCTGCACTAAACGTACCACTTGTAGCTTGTAAAGCCTGTGCAGAAGGATGTGTTGCTGTGCTTACTGGTGTGTTGTGGTGCATCACATAAATGTTATTCGTACCACTTACAGGTGCAGCAGTAAACGTCAATGTTGTACCACTGACTGCATATGCTGTTGTTGGTATCTGTCTTACGTTCTCAACATAAACAGCTACACCATTTGTGGTTGCTGTTTGAGATAATGTAAACGCAGTTGTACTTCCATCACCATTAAATGTATCTTTAGTTACAGATGCAAAGTTTGCTGTAGGCGTGTTACCTAAATACGGCATTAAGTGATCTCCATAATAGATAAACAAACATCTGTTGCACCACTTCCTGTAACTTTTAACAAGTCTGTTGTTTCCATAACAACTTTATTTCCTGCTAACATCTCCAATGACGATCCTGCTGGAATTGGTGCATCAGTTACTAACTCAACATCTTGGTTTGCTTCATCATTACCACCTGCTCTGTTACTTGTATTTGACGACAGTGTAACTGTTACAGTAGTTTGACTAGATGTTGTGTTACCTAACACAAGACCCAAGATAACTGTTGTTGTAGAACTTGCCACAGTGTAAATTATATCTTCCGATGTTACTCCTGCTTTTGTAACTACCTTAAATGTATTTGCCATATCTTATCCTAACGCTATTGCAAGTGCCGTTGCTTCATCTGCAATGACTGTGTTTAATGCAGTGCCATTTACAGTAATAGCATCTGCTTCTAATGTTCCATCTATATCAGCATCACCACTAATATCTAAACTTGTTGCATCTACTTCACCTGCAACAGTTAATACCCCACTAGCGACTGTCATTAAATCTGTGTCACCTGTATGTCCTATTGTTGATCCATTGATAATTACATTGTCAACTGTAAGAGTTGTTAATGTTCCTAATGATGTTATATTAGCTTGAGCTGCAGTTTGTAGTGTACCACTTAATTGTGTTGCTGTTAGTCTTCCTGTGCTGGGGTTATAGTGAAAGTCACCATCTGATTCCAAACCTACATTGCCTGTGGCTGAAGCGTCTTCTATAAAAGGTATAAGATTATCTTCATTTGTACTTTCATTATCAGCTACAGATACATGTGCGGCATTAGTTGCATTAGTAACTGTCACTCCTGCAATTACAGTATTAAGTGCTGTGCCATTAACTGTTATAGCATCTGCTTCTAACGTACCGTCTATATCAGCATCACCACTAATATCTAATTCAGTAGCAGTTAGTTTAGCTATTTGTAAATCTTCGTAAGCAGAACCTAGTTTTAATTCAAACTGTGGTCCTGAAGTGCTATATGTAAATGTAGCATCATCCCCTGAACCACCTTCAATAGTAATACCTGCTCCATTGACTACAGCAGATGTGCTGTTACCACTATCAAGCACAATATTATGGTCATTTAAATTTACAGTTGTTGAATTTACAGTAGTTGTTGTACCACTAACTGTAAGATTGCCCCCTATAGTAACATTATCAGGTAGTCCAATTGTTATTGTTCCTGAACTTTCTGCAACTTCAACTTCGTTACTTGTTCCTGCAAATGTAACTGTTCCACCTAACGCTACGGCTGTTGTATTAGAACCATCAGATACAGTTATAGATGAGTTGGCTAGTTTTGAATTAGCTATACTGCCACCCAACATTGTGTTTGAAACTGATCCACTATCGCCTGTGCCAACTAATGTTCCTGTATTTACAGGTAATGTTAATACTGCACTACTAGATGCTGAGTGTGGTTGTGCTTGGAGTGTTTGTGCGTGAGCATTACTTACTTCACAGTAAAACTTCATTTTACCAACAGCACCACTGTTAGATCGTAAATCTATCTGACCACCTTCAACTGTTAGGTCATCGCCTACAGTTATGTCACCAGATGTTGTAAGACTTGATAAAGTTCCTACAGATGTTATATTTGCCTGTGCTGCAGTTTGTAATGTGCCTGTAAGATTACCAACAAATGTTCCGTTGATGTTATTACTAGCATCTTTAAATACAGCTTTGTCTGCAGGATACGTTGTAAATATTGTGGGAGTAGCTGAAGACCAGTTAACAGCGTTATCACTGTTAGAGCTTTGAAGAATAGTTGTACGTGCTAAAGTTGTACCACTAGCTGTGTATGTGCCAATTCCTATTTCAAAATTAGCATCTTGTACAGCTGCATAGTATGTAGTATTGCCATCGCCTACCCCATCAGTAAAGGTTTGAAAACCTGTAAAAGTTCCAGAAAGGGTATAAGTTCCTGTGCCTGATATAGTGGCCGCAGTTTGTTTTACACGATCAGCTACTACTAATGCCATGTTTAAGTCTCTGTTATTGTAATTGCAGTCGTTGCAACAACAAGTGAGTCACCATCCTCAATAACTTTGTCATCTGTCAAAGCACCATGATATAATAAATTACCACTGGTTAATGCATCAAATATTCCAAAATGGGTAATCGTTCCCCAGTTACCACCACTAGCTGTAAATGTTTCTGCTGAACTGTTTGTTGCAGATCCACTTGAAGCAGCATTAAAAGTTATAACTTGTCTGCTGTAACCATTACCACTTACTTCAGTGCCACTGTTAGCATCTGTTGGATTTGATGTAAATAACCCCATATACACATTTGATGGGGCTGACGTTGATGACGTACCAAGAAAGTGATCGATGACTTTGTTTTCTAAGTAATTAGATTTTGCCATTATTTCTCCTTATCTACTTGGGTCATAATATTCTTCTAAAAATAAAAACAGATTTAAATCCCCTGTTGCACTTGCAACTGCTTGTATTTTATCAGAAGCTTCTAAATAAATGTTTGCAGTATCAATTCTAAGAAAATCATCTGCATTAACTTGTTTTGTGGAAACAAATGCTTTTGCTAAACTTGCAGAACCATCATGTAAAGATAATGTTATATCTGCATTATTTGTTCCATCTATATTTGTTACTATAATCTCTCTTACTATAGTTGTCGTGTTTGCAGGACACGTATATGCGTCTTGAGAACTATTTGTAACAGCTAGTGATATATTACGATAACGTCTTGGTTCGTTTGTCATCTTTGTTCAACTTTACTATGCTTTTGTATATATCACGAAAATTAGTTTTTATTTCTTTTATCTGTTGGTCAGATTTTGCTTTTTTTATTGCAAACTCAAGAGCTTCTTTTATAAAAGTTTTCATATTTTAGTATACAGATGTAGTCCTATTTTGTAAACTGTTCTTTTATACTGCGTACAACGCTCTTTATGTCAAAGGGTTCTTCATTCGGTCTATAAGGGCATTGATACTCTCTTGGACACTCTCCAGCATCATACGGAAGGTATTCTCGATATTGAGTATTGTTTGCTCCAATAAATACACACACACGTTGTTCGTTCCCTAATATTTGACTTGCTAACCTACAAGTCGTCATTTCACCTCTTGCTTCACTTATCCCTAACAAGATGTAAAAAAGAAAAGCTATTGCGAGTAAAGCTAAACGGAAAGAGTTATTATCCATACCATCCATCCTACTGCTCCACATCCTATAAGTGATGCGATGCCTATGATGGTGTAGTCTCGTATCTGTCTGTTTCTTTCTTCTCTAGCATACACGGCTTCCCTTCTACTTCGCCTAATACGACCTTCTTCTTTTATTAAATCATCCCATGCTTGTAAGCCGTAATTAGCTATTAAAAAATTTTTAAGTTCTTCTCTTTGTTTTGCAAGTTTCTTTTTACTTGCGAAAGACTCCATTGCAACTTGTTCAATCGAGCCATTAAATAGTTTATCAAACGTTGAAGGACTGTTTGCATTTTTGTGAATGTTATCTACATCACTTACAGCCGACATCCATGTGGACAATTGAGATCCTAAGTCTTCAATCTCACGACCCATCATAATGGCTTTCTTTATGCCATTGTATGCCGCTGTTGCTCCACTAACAGCAGCAGATAGGGTGATTGGGTCAAGCATGTTTATATCCTTTAAATTTTCTGTCTCTTGGTTTAAAATATTGAGACAGGGCTAAATTGTGTCTTTCTCTATTTTTTTGTTTAATAAACTCTACTTGTGTAAATCCACACCTTTCATTCGGCTTATCAGTCTTTCTGCTCTGTTTGTTACCTGTTTGTACCATCTACTCTGTTTCATTTGATTTGCGGCTTCGATGTGGTCACCATCTCTTACTGCCTGTATCATTAGTCTAAATTTGCAAAATCTTGGGTATCCGAGATTAAACATCATATTTGCCATGATTAATTTTACTTCTTCGTTCATAGCGTTCCAATCATCAAATACTTTCTTACAGTCATGTATTGTAGTCATAATGTCTTGTTCAAACCACTCATCAACTCGTTCTTTACTTATAATTGTACCTACAGGTTTACCATGCTCTGGATCAGACTCTTTAATTAAATGCCCTATTCCTGCTGTAGGTAATCCTAAATGATCCAAATAAATATGGTACTTACAACCCTCATCAATTTCTAATTCAACACGTAATCTATCTATTATTGTTTCCACTATTTTCTCCCACTAATTGCACTAAAACCAAAATAAGCTCCTACTAAGCCACACATACTTATGTATTGAGTCATAAGAATACTCTCTGCTTCTGCAAGCCTGTCTGGAAATGCTAAAGTTAGGATAGTGGTAATACCCATAAGAATAATTAAAACCCATGCCATTCTTCTCTTATTTACCTGATAAGCCATTTTATCAGGGATTAAATCATTATTTTCGGACATTTTTAAATTTATCCAATCCTCTTATACCCAATGCAGCAGATACCGTTAAAAATAATAGATATGTATACCACTCAGGTAATTCATTAAGTCTAGCAAAACCGTTTTTTACAATCTCTTCCATGCCCGGAATAAAGACTAGTATTGTTGGAATCAATATAACAATTGTAACAAGCTCATCTTTAAAACTGTTTTGAGTGCCTTGTGCCATAATGATTTCCCACTTTGAATCATGTGTGGCCGCAGTACGCATTATCTCTGCTTCGGCTTCAGCTTTAGTTTGTGCAAGTGTTGCTTTTGCTTTCTGTTTATTAATTTGCCCTTGCATGAATGATCCTGCAAGTTCAGATATAGGTCCTATCAATGCTTGAAACATTATGTGTTTTCTCCTATTGGCTTACCTATGTAAACACAGGTACTATACCCATTTAAATATTGAGGATCTTGTGTTATACTAGATCTCACTTTTGCTACATACTCATAACAATTGTCAGATGAAGTAAATGGAAAATTGACCATTGGAAAGTTTACCCATGTTGATGTTTCACCTAATGCCCATAGAATTGTTATTACTGGAATCCACATTACGCTTTTCTCCTTGTCTTCTTGCGTTTTCTTCCAGAAGCAGTAACAGACCATTTTACAGCCTTAGGTCCTGTCTTCTTTCGTGCTTCTGATTTGCTTATCCTTCCAGCTACAGATTTAGGGCGACATGCAGGATACGGTCTAGATTTCTTTTCCTTACCAGATCTACCACACTTCTTACCAGTTTTAACATCTCGCCAATCTTCTTTGAACCATTTTGTTAGTCCACCTTTTGGTTTAGCCATTATGCGTAAGTTCCACCCCTTTTCTTATATGTACGCACTAACCATGCATTTGCATACGCAGATGGGTATACTTTAAATTTACGCTTTGCTTCTGCTTTTACCTTTGCATATAAAGCTTTATTTTTGGGTGTTGCACCCTTACTTTTTTTTGATTTTTTTGATGCCACTTTTAAGACCTCCCCCATATCTTTTCTTTTTCATCATTTTAAAATCAGCACCACTAATTCTGCCATCTTTATTTTTATCTAATTTTTTTTGTTTGCCTTTTAACACTTCCATCTCCTTCGTGCTTGTCTTAATCTGCTGTTGGGGTCTTTCGCTGCCTTAGGAAACTTTTTCATCTGTCCTGCAGATCTAGCACAGTATGATTTCCTACGCTTGGCATCCTTACTTCCCTTTTTAACTTTACCTGTAACGGCTGTTTTAAGTTTACTTCCGGGATTATCTCGTCTGTATTTCGCCACACCTGCCTTAGTCATACCTGCACCAGACTTAGTGGATCGATAATATTTTTTTGTTCGTGGTGGTTGTTTATCTGGTTTTCTTGCCATTATTCGACTTTCTGAGGAACGCAGTAAGCTTTGACCCAAATTTTATCTCCTGCCAAAGACTGACTCCAATTTTGATCTCTAATCTTTTTTGCAATCTTTAAACATGTATCTAAATTATCAAAGTAGATACTATCTTGGACTGTGCCAGATAAAAAAATTAGAAGAACCCATATCATAGTAAGAGGGGGCAAGTTGCCCTGCCCCCAAATAAATTATGCAAATGTTGCTGCAGTTTCGGCAGTGCCTAATTCTGCAATAACTGCAAATACACGAACTTTACCATCGAATGTTGCAGTATTAGCAATCAAATCGATAGTGTCTGCCGCAGTGTACAGTTTTGCTGTTCCTGCCGCATTATTGATTTCGTGACCTGTAGCAGTGCCATCTAAGGCTGCAACATATAGATCATCATCAGCATCGTCACCTAAGTCAAGAACTGGAGAACCAGTTGATGCTGCAGTTAAAACTTCTACACCAGCCATAAGAACTAATGTATTTGCTTTCATCTCAAATACTTCTACTGAATCAGAAGTAGTTAAAGATGTTGAAGAGAAGTCTAACACGACTTCGATAATCTGTGGCTTGATGCCCAATGGTACACCAGCAACAGCACC